CACCAGCTAAACTTCTTCCTCTCAATGCCATCGCATTTTCTGTTCCCTTCAATTCAATACTCGACCCATTAATCAAATCTAGTCTCAAATCTGTCTCATTCTTACTTTTAACCCATGTCCTCGGAGTCAACCTCTTCAATTCTTTCCAAGCAATATCCTTCGCCATACGATATGTAGGAGCACAATAGAAATAAACTTCATTCGGCCTGTTAATAGCCCCTCTCAATAGTTCTATACAAGATAAATATGACTTACCAAATCTTCTACCAGCTACCAGCACCCTAAATCTCTTATCTGAATTAAAAACCTCACCTTGAGCGTACCGTAAACTTATCTCATTCTTCTTTTCACTACTCACAACCATTAATTTAACAAAAAATACAACTCATACCCCCTATTTATAGCCTATTTACATACTTTTAAGTTATCATTCACTTAAATACATCCAAAAACATCGTGGTTTCATCTACATTCCCTGCCGATCAACCATTAGAAGATTCTAAACCTAAAAGAAATATTAACTTTCGCACTCGTACTTCTTGTCATAACGTACAACTTCGCTCACAACGCCTATATTCCCGTCAGCTAGAAGGTAAAACAACTCGTGCCCTTGTACTAGAACATTCTAAAATTGAAGGCATCTCAGAAGTAACAGCTTGGCAAGACTGGAAAAAAGTTAAACAATGGAATAAAGAAGATTGGGAAAAAGATAGAGAAACTCTTCTACCTCGCCTTCAAGCCATGCGTATCCGTCTATTCAATAAAGCAGTAAAAAAAGGTCAGCTTCAAACAGCAGCACAGATCCTAGACTCTCTAGGCAAAGTTATAGGTGAATCAGTAGAAACAGTTAACATCCAAGCTCCAGAATTATCCATAAAGGTTGAACCAAAAAATTAATCAATATATATTTAAGTTGCCCGTGTGTATATGTCGAGTTCAAAATTTTACAACTAGTCCCCCCATAGCTACAAAAATTAGATTTAATAAAATTTTAGATTAGCTCTCTATAGGTCACATACGTACGTGTAAGACACTTTATTGTGATTTGGATAGTAAAAGATATCACTAGCTCTTAAATCTCTTAGAAATCCATTTAACCTTAATTCTCTAACTTGATAATTTTCTATCTCGAAAATATCATCATTCTCAGTATCTAAAGTTTCTATTCCTAACGATCTGCAATCGTTACTAAAATCTTTGTTAATAAACATTTAACCGATCTCCTGACGAATAGGTCTCAACGTAGTAGCATCTACACTTCTAACAGAGTAGGCATAACTTCCATACTCTAAACTTTTCTTTGTTGCTTTGTTTCTAGCTCTTTTAATAGTTGAATAATAACCTATTGTATGTTGTGGTTGATTAGATATCCCACCATTAAAATAAACTTCAAACTTAGTAGTTGTTGCAGTAGTCATTGTAAGATTTGATTAACTATTAATATAATAAACTAATATCATTTATATGTCATGTAAATATGATACACTTATATGTATATTAATTTGATATACAAATAAGTTTATATTTGATATAATAATAATAAGCCTAGTTATCTTTAATTTATTTATTACTTAAGACTATTTTTAATTCTAGCAGTAGTTAAAAATACTACTTGCACTTATTACTCTCAAGTGAAAATATTTTACTAGATCACTATTGCTTTACATAAATAAATCTTACAACTTTTTCATCATGCGACTTTACTTATTGATTATTATTTGCTTTTTAGCATCATCACTTTTTAACGATAGACCATTACAGAATGTACAAATGGAGAATAGGAATGAAACTATTCAAAATGTAATTAATCAAATTTAAGACAATGGAACTATTAATTTTAATTGGTGGTATTTATTCTTTGTATCAGGTTGGCAACGTGATAACATGCGAAATAGATTACAGAGAAACAAATAAGAAGAGGTACTAAATTATGTTTTTAAACAAATGGGAACAAGATATTTTTCAATCTTATGTTCAACTTAGTGATGACAATTCGAGGTTACATCAAGAAAATTTAGAGTTAAAGGATAAGATAAAAAAATTAAAATTAAGAATAGAGAATGATAATAAATTGTATAAATTGCAATTAGAACAAATAAAAGTTAATTGATTAATTCTTTAAGCCTAGTATTAAATATTAGGTTTAAAAAATTAATTATTAGTTTAATTAATTTATTAAAAATCTTACAAATTTATTATTGTGACAATTAAAAAAGAAACATTTTTCGAGAGTATAGACCGTTATGCTTTTGATTTCGATATGTGCAAACCCTCAAAAGGTTATGCACAACTAGACACAAGTGATGACGCTAGTTATTTTGGTAACTGGGTTAATTTTAGAGATTATAAAATAGTTAGCTATTGTGAAGGAGATATAACTATCGAGACTTGTGAAAATAAAGAAGAATTTAAAGAGTTATTAAAAAAAACTGTAGACTTTTATAAGTTTAAAGCTGAAAGTTATAAAGGTATAGACTTGTTATGTGATGAGACTATAAGAGAGGATTTTGAGAAGTTGGGATTAGATAAAAATTATTATCTTTATAAATCATATTGTAAGAATTAAAAACAATGAAAAAAGAAAGTATTTTTTTTAAAAAGGACATTAAAGGTATGGTAATTAAAACTAAATACCTACCACACACTAATAAAAGACATTCGATGGCAAAGGCAAGCCATAAGAGAGACAGTAATAAGACTTATAGTAAATGTATTAGATGGAATAGCGATATAGATGCAATAGATAATTATTATAATGCTTGCTTAGCATTGCTTAAAGAGTGGGAATTAAAAGAATATAATAAAGACTTGGAAGTGTTAGCAATAGGATATGACCATGATTATCACTATTTTATAGTTAATTCAAAAGTATTTTAAGAGACTTAAAAAAGTCTCTTTTTTTATGTTTTATTAATAAATAACTTGCAATATAAACTAATATACTGATATAATTATAATAGTTTATACTTCAAATCTTACTAAAACTATGAAAAACATCGCTCTAACAAAAGAACAAAGAGAAGAAATCATTGATTTAGCTCTTGGTTGGTATGAAGACTGGAAAGATTATGAGCCAACAGTTTATCCAGAGACAGTAGAAGAAAGAAGAAACAAAATGCTTCCACTAAACAACAGTGAATTAATTAAACATTTACAAGAATGGTACGCAAAAGACATTTGGGATTATATAAATTAATCCCATATTTATTGTTATACAAAGATTTTATCAGCTATGAACAAAGAACAATTAAAGGCTATTAAAGGCCAAAAATCAAAACTAACAAATGAATCTAATAAAGAAGAAATTTACTCTAAGATTTTAGATTCAATATTAAATTTACTTGTATGGAATAATGAATTACCAGAATATATAGGTAATTTAGAAATAAGACTAAACAAGAAAGAATTAAAAAGATTTCAAAAAAGATATAAAAATATTATTTGGTATATACAAAATAAAAAACTATGGATTTAATTATGACATTATTTCAAACAACTATTGATGATGAAAGAATGATTCCAATTTTATTGGATCATGATTGGATGATTAAAGAGACTAGCTATTGTAAATTAGCTTCATGTCATCCTGATACTTATAAGAGATTAAAAAAGAAATATTTGAATAAAAATAGTATTTATTATGAGACATTTAAAAACTACAAAAAAGGTAATTAATTATGAAATATCTAGTAAAAACATTATCAGCATGGACTACTTTTGAAGATTTAATTTTAAATGAATTAGAGCTTCAAGAGTACAAAGAATATGCAAAAGAACAACAACTACTTTTAGAGGTTAGTGACTATGATTATTAGATCAAATAGCACGTTTTCATTAGTGAAAACAATAACTGATCAACTTTTATTAGTTGTTAATGGAACTATATCTCAACCAGTTTGTAGATGTTGGCACATATCACTAAAGAATGAAGCAATAAAAGAATTTGAGAGGATAACAAAATGAAATTAAATCCAAAACAAAAATATAAATACATTGATAAAGATTTAATCAATGGATTTATT